AAAAATCGTCTGCACAATAAACCGTCACCGTATCTAAACCGCCAAGCGCAAAGTTGTAATCAAAATTAACGATTACGCCCTTAAATAAATATTCTTTGACGTTGGTTGCGCTGTATCGAGACAACCGCACTCGACGCATAGGCGCTAAACCCGGTTTAGCCTCGGCCGTGTCGTAGTACGGGCTGTCCTCATCAAACGGCATAAAAATACCGTCAGTATCAAGCATGGTAAATGTCATTGTGCCAGCACTAAATTGGTCGCCTTGATCGCGTCGGCCGCGCCTGACGTTTACTTGATTTACGCCGTCAAGCACACTCGCAAACTCGGTCGTACCGTCAAGCACGTATTGAGTGTTATCTAAAACACCTGCCGTTGCGTCGTCAAGCAAAAACGCGTCTTGCACAAACCCTGTGTCAATTTCTAGGTCATAATTGCCACTAGCGACAACTGCTACGCCTGCCATTAGTCCGCAATCATTAAATCAAGTGGGCCGTTAGTGCGCTGGTAAGCAAGCAAACTGTTTAACACGCTTTGTCCGATCTCAGCGCTAGTCGACATACCGCCCGTCACGTTAATTGTTACGGGCGACGCGCCACGCGCTGCGATACGTTCAGCCATACCAAACTCGGTCAACGCACCTTGAATAGTCATCAGGTCGCCGCCGCCACCAACACCGCCACCACCACCGCCGCCACCGGCAGAGCCACCGCCACCGCCACCACCGCCAACAATTGGCGTAGTTACGGTTGGCATTGACGGTAAAGAAATCGTTGGTGTTGGTGCGTAACGTAACGCTGGGGGCAAATTAGATACTGCACCGCCACCAATGACAGTTGGCGTAAAACTTGGAATACTAATTTTGTCAATCAAACCAAGTTTGCCTGCAAGCGCAACCACGTCATATAGCGGGCCAAGAACAATACGTAAAACCGCACCAAATCTACCCCAACTTTCGGACAATGCGTTTGTTTTTTGTTCTAAATAAATCATTGCTGAGGTTACAACACCGATTGCAATTGCGATCGCACCAAACGGTGTTAACGCCATTGCGATATTCATAGTCACGATTGCGGCGGCGACTGCCGATATTGTGCCTGCAATATATAAAAACGCTTTTGGGTTGCGTTGCGCCCAATCAGCCATTGCTTGCAAATATGGCAACACTTTTTGTAACACGGGTAGCAACGCCGCACCGATGCTTTCTTTAGTTTCATCTAAACTATTTTTTAATATCTTGAATTTGCCTGCGGCGGTTTGTGCTGACGCGGCTGCCGCGCCACCAAAATTGTCTGCCAGCGCCATCATCACGACATCGAGTGACGCGCCTTCTTTAATTAAACCTTTCATTTCAGGCGACAACGCCTGTAAACCTTTCATGTTGCCGGCATAGGCTTTTGCCAAAGCATCGCTAACTGTGACTAGATCGGTATTTGTACTTATTGCAATATCTTGGGCGAGCGTCAATGCTTTAGTTGCGTCACCGACATCTTTAGTACCGACAAGCAACGCGGCAAACGCTGGCCGTAACTCGCTATCCGCAGTACCCGTCGCCCTCGACATCGCCGCAATCATGTCCTCAGTCGCCGCAACCGTCGCATCAGTAGCACCGACAACGTTTTGCATAGTGTTAGCCAAAATTGCTTGTTGCTGTTCATCTTCGGCCGCCGCTTTAGCCGCCAACCCCAACGCACCCGCAACCGCCGTCAACGCCGCCGCTGCTGGCACGGCCGCTTTTTTAATTGCAAACTGTGCTTTTTCGCCGACGGTTTCTAACTGCTTAAATTCTTTGATTGCTTTGTCGATGCCTTTGCCGTCAAACTCAGAGACAATAGGTATGGATAGTGCCATGTCTATAACTCGCTTTGCACGGTGCGCATAGTTTTAGCAATCATTTTTGTCATCTCGGCTTCGATATTGCGACGGGCTTTATACACGGCAGGCCCGATCAGTCGAGTGCGACCAGCGCCAACAAACCCGAGCGCGTTACCTAACTTGTTTGCGTTTGCGCGCCCTGCTGTTTCAAACACGGCTGCCGCAACATCTTTTTGTTCTATGAGGATTACGCCGACGGCGTTACGTCGAGTGTCAAACCGCATCTTGACCCCGTTGGCCGCTTTGCTTGGTACAAACGGGAATATTTTGCGGGCGTTTTGTGTCCACGCATAACGCATACCCGATAACGGCAAATCTTTGTAAACCGCTTTGCCTGCGTTAATTGCTGGCTGGGCGATCGCGGTTGCGTCAGCCTTAAAATCTTTTTGCAACTGCGGGTCAATTTTACGCAAAGAGTTGATCGTCTGTTTAACCCCGACGACCTCAATAGTTGTTGATGCTGGCATTGCGCTACCTCTTTTGCTTATTTAATATCGTAATGACTGTGATTAGGTCGCGCGTGTCAAACTCGATTGCCGTAGGCCAGTACCCTGTTGCAACTAATAATTCGGCTAGTTGCCGTCGGTAACTGCCTACGCCGTAGGGTTTGGGTCTGTCTCGTCGATCGCCTCAATCGTCATGTTCGGGTTTGCTTTAACCCAGTCGCGATATGTTGCAGGCATTTTTTCGCCGCTAAGTTTCAGCAAGTTGTACGCCCAGCAAACTAGATCGGTGTAGCCGATGCCTTTGCCGTCGCTAATTTTGCGACCCTCAGTTTTTTCCCACTCGCAAATAACAAACATATTGGTCGTTAATTCGAGTGGCGCTGTGCCGTCTTGTAAATCAACTTTTAGTTTTAATCGCATTGCCTGTTCCTGTTCTCGGCCAGTATTGGCACGTTAGATCATGTTACGTCAACTGTGTAACTGCCACCAACAAGCTCAATGTCGTACGTTGACAACTCGCCAAGGTTTGCATTGACAACTGGCAACGCGCTTAAAAACGTGTTGGTCAACTCAAAGCCGGGGTTTGTTGCGGTGTTTGCGCCTGCCGCTGGGGTCACCTTGATATAGCATTTTGTGCCAACCAGCGCTGACAAAGTTGCGTAACTTTCAGCCGATGCGTACGACGCATACAAAGTCAATGTCGCGCTGTTTGATTGCAGACCTGCGGTGTTGGTGCGGGCAGTCGAGCCGAACGCGGTGTCCTCAAGTGCTTCGACAACATAGTTGACGGTGACTGCTGATACTTGGTCGGTGATGTCGGTTGTCGCTGCGCTTGACGCCCCTATGAGAACGACCGGGTTGCTGAGGTAAGTGGAAGTGGCCATTTGTTAATCCTTTACTGTTGTATCTATAGTTTTACCATAACGGCTGTGTGTTTGTGTGCATTACGCGGTTTGTGCTTGTACGCCAACCGCTAGGTCGTAGCACGGATACTCCTGCCCGCCTATGTCGAGTGTGCCGGGGCGACCCGACATCACGATTATTGCCGACCCTAAAACCGTTGCGGTGATCTGCAATATTTCGCGCAACACGGGTAGCCCCGCTGGGCCACTACCGACAACTTTGATCGGGTAGTCCATGCGGACAATGTTGCCGTTGCCAGCGATCGTCGTAAAACTTGGCGCTTGAATAAACACACAATTTGGCACAAGTTTTGTTGGGTCGGTCACGACACGCAACGACGTGATCGCCGTAAGCGTCGTAGCGAGATCGTCTAGCGTCTCGTTTAATAGATCGGTGTATGGTGCGGGCATCACGCAACCGCTGGTCGGTCAATACCTAACAACTGTTTAACGATCGGCGTCAACGATTGTTGCGGTGCTGTACCCATGCCGTCAAACGACGCAAACACGTTCTCGAGCGAGCCACGCGAACGCCACAACGCCGCCGCATACATCAAAGTGCCGAGCGTGACATCACCGCTAGGCGACGTGCTAAGACTGTCGTTGTAACCTGCCTCGGCTCGTCGACGACTGCAAAACTGATTGCCAGCGCTTACGGCCTGCGTAATTAGCGTGTAGTCATCTGACGGATTGGTTATTGACACACCCAAATAGGTGACTAGGTTTGCTGCCGTAATCCACAAGCAAGTCGGTGTGAACGCAACCGTGCCGGTGTATATCGCAACGAACTCGACTGGGTTGCCTGTGCAGGCGTAAAGCAGTTGATTAGCGATCGGTTGTGTTTCGTCAAATGTCCATTCGCCCGTAACG